CTAGACCTGTAGCGCAAATAGTGATAATCTTAGCGGCATTCCATGCCATTTTGCTGGCTTCCACAGCAGTGCTTTTATAAAGTTCTTTACTCATTTGAGGTTTCCTTTCTGAGTAGTTAGGTGGGCATCATTGCCCGGTTAAATTATCCTCCCTAATTACTGCTCCTGTATTATTATACTGCCTCAAAGCCAAACATGGCTACTTTATATTTTTTATTGCCAACCAACATCTGATCTCCTACTGATGTTGACCGGAGACCCATTCCACCTTCGTGCAATGGCGCCATTACTGTAACAGCGTCATTGTAGTCGCCGTTAGCTTCTCCATTTTCAAAAAATTTCTCTTTGCGGCTCCACGAGCCCATTACGTTGTTTGTCCAACGATATGCATAGTTCATAGCTTCTTCGTCACTGGTACCATCTGGCACATCAACAAATGCTACTGTGTTAGGTGTATCTTCAAACGCTGTATGAATAACTGCTACTTGCATATCTAAGTCCTCTCTTTTTCAACTTACATATACAGCTTACATTCAAGATGTCTTATTGTCAACCTTTTTCTTCGTCATTATTCAAAAAAAGTTCATAATCTGTATCAAATTCTACACCTTCTACTGTAACTGTGTAGGGTTGGGCAGGATCCCATGCTTTTAGATCTGTTAACAGTCTATCTATAGCTTCCTCTGACCAATTATGTTCTAGTTCAGCTGAAATGCCGCCTTCAAAATTTTTCCATTGGTAATAGTTGCTTACTTCTACAGGATCACAAGGATCATAACCTTCATTGATTATATCTTTAAGTAATACTTTGTCTTTTATACCACTTCTACGTGTTGCTCGTTCGACTTGAAAATCAATTACATTTGTCATTAATCGCACTCCGGAAATTTATGTTTCACAACTTGTTCAATTGGTTTAAAATGTCCGTTCATATGTTCTGCGATATATGCTTTAGGTTCTTCAGTACCCCAACGAAATATAGCACTTTTAGCCATATTAAAAATTTCTCTTTTGTTGCTGTTGATAAGTGTATCTTTGGGATCATCATCGCCAACTTGTTCTAAATATCGCAATGCATATGTTGCAATATCTTCTACGCTTAGAGGGACCTCTACTTTTGCCAGTATACGCCTTCCATTGCCAGTGTCCTTGGACCTCATTTTTTTGCCTTTCTTTGCCTATTCATTATCTTAATCGATGTGCCATGACATCTCTCCATAATTCTTAACTAGTAAGAGTTTATGGCAAGACGACTCGAATGTCAAGAAAAAAGATTAAGAAAATGCATTTTTTCCTTGACACAGTATTTATACTTCTAAGAAAGTGATTCTAACATCCCAAGCAACACTAGGAGCAGTTGTGTCTCCTTTAACTTTGAATCTTAGTCCGCCGCCGTCTATTTCAGCAGTGAAATTCCATCCTGTGTAGGTTACTGTCCAGTCACTGTTTTGATCAGGACTTGCAGCTCCGCCACTGATATTTGTATTAGCTTCGTATATATTACCATCATATTCAACACTATCGTTGGTTGCATAGTTTGATAGTGGATCCCAGATTGCAGCAACAGCATCTGCTGTGTTTCTTTGATAATCTGTTTTCATTATAGTATTGCCAACAATTACAGGAGTTCCAGTTTGATTGTCCGCTAGTCCTTCGATTTTAAATGCTTGTACTTGTCCTGTACTAGCACGCCCTATTGCAAATCCTGTAAAAAACCATGTTTTACCAGCTGCTGGTTCTGGATAAACACCATTGACTTGTATAGCTGTAGCACCTGGCCCACTTGTAGTAACAGCCGTTTTCTTTACATTAGGGTCTCCGCTGATATCAACAGTATCTGTATTTTGTGTGAATGTAATACTGTTGTCCGTACTCACAAGAGTTTTAAATTCAAAGTTATTATTGTTTCTTTGTTTAAAAACTTGTGCCCCGCCACCAACATTACTGCTGGTTATTTGATCACCAATTTGAATATCATTCGCATTTTGTGTAAGAGTAATACCACTGCTAGAATTTAGTTTTCTTATTTCGCTGACATTGTTTACAGTTTGTTTGAATACTTCTACACCAGTACCAATGTTTGTTAATGTAGTACTTGTACTCAATATATCACTTAACAGTGCAACACTTTGCCAGTTACTGGTATTACCAAAATAGCCTTCTAGTCTGTCGTTATCAGTGTTATAACGTATTTCACCTACTTCTGTATTAGGACGCTGTGCAGTATTACCAACAGGTATTCTAATTGCTGCGGTTCCTGGAATACGTGTGTTTTCTTCTAATTCAACTCTGATGTTTCCAGCTTTACCGTCGCCATTAACAATTTTTGTTTCACCTGCTTTGCCTTCAACAGCTCTAGCACGACTGACACCGCTGTCTTTAACAATAAGTCCATCACCACTTTCAAAGTTGAGATTATTTAAAAATTCAAACAGTGTACTGGTTGCTTGTTCATAGTCGCTGATAGTTCCAGTATTACTGGTGTTGGTATCTTTTCTTATAAAAATAGTTAAGATATCTGTTCTAACAACAATATCATCTGTTTGTGCTTGTAATGCTAGTTGACCTGCTTCGCTACTAACAATGTATAAGTCATTGCCACTGCCACTAAAGTTATTGATAATGGTTGTAGTACCACCTGATCCTCCGCCAGTTGCACTGCTACTATCTGTAGGGAATCCTCCAGCAAGTGCACCAGGACTATTGGCTAATGTAGGAAGGTCCCCTTCGCTTTTTTGTATATCACGCTGTTCATAAGTTGTTGTATATCCAATAACATTTCCACAATAATCATACACAGGTATCTGACTGTCCACTGTGGGCATTGGCTCATCAGCACCTTGCAACAGTGCTAGTAGTTCATCGTCAAACAGTAAGTGAAAAATGTTAGGGTATTCAACAATATCCCCTTTTAAAATTCTGTTATTGTTACTGTCATATTGATGTCCGTTAACTCCACCTAAGCTATATTGAACAGGGTAAGCGGCTAATCTATCGTACAGTGCTTTCATTTGAGATGTAACTCTAGCACTATAACTTATAGGAGTATTGTTAGGATTATGTAGTACACCTATTTCACTATTTGTGTTTGGATCTGGTGTAGCAAACTGGCTACCACCTTGACTATAATTTCCTGTTATGTTGTTTTCAAAATTAATTAAGCTGGACATTCTATCAGCAATGCCAGCAATATCTTGTGTAATACCGTCTATTTCACTTTGTATCAGTGTACCGTCAGTAATTGCTTGAATGTTATTAGCAATACGGCCTAGCACTCCTCCGTCGAATACTGTAGAATTAAATGACCCGTCTGTGCTTAAACATCCACCTACAGCACCCGGCTGCATTGAACCAATATCATTGGCAAGTTGCTTACCTGCTCCCAAGTAACTGCCCATTGCACGTTCAATCATATTTGGAATAGCAATAGGATCAACCGGCTGAGCACAAAAGTTTATTAGATTGGCAACGTTTTGTGCTTCTGCCAATACACTATTGAGACGACCTAACACATTATCGATTTTTGTGTGATCCATAAAGTCTTCTACAGTGCCCAACAATTGATTTAGTGCATCTGCAACTTCGCCTTGTATATTTGGAATTCCTAGCAGTGCTTGAATATTAGCATGCATACACAGTTGTATATTTGGTAACTTTACACCATTACCGCTGAGCATACCGCACAACAATTCTCTTAGTGTGAAACTGTATTCAGCATTGATTGCCACACGATCTGCATCTACACCAGCAGCCGTTGTACCGCTTTTGTGATGTACAGCATCTAAATAATCTTGTATTCTATTTAAACCACCTGGAAAGTCTGTGCTCATGATCCGTTTCCTGCTCTAACATTTGGGCTAGCTTCTTTGGCTTTTGGATTACAGTGTGCGCCGCCAGGACACAATCCATCTGGGTGTGCCGGATCTCTTATTAATATCACAGGTTTGTTGTTAACACGTACTTTTCCAACAGTGTCTGTAGCTATAAGTCTACCACCGCCGTGAGTATTTGTGTCATCTTGAATACTGATGAACTTACTGTTAACTCTAACATCTGTGCATTGTGTAACGGTGCCAGCAAAACAATCTCTGGCATCCATTTGTCTATGTACCCATCTTGCCATGCAAGTATTTATTAGAGTTTCAAGCTCTCTCCGAGAGGCATGCTGCTAGCTGTAGCGATGCCAGTGCTTGCACTGGTATAGCTGTCTGCTAATCCTTTGATAGGTCTAGCTGTAGCAACAATTTGATTGCCCTTGATACTTACAGGTTCACTACTGTGTGCATCAATACTCATCAACCAAGGAATAAGCATAGCTTGTCCATTTTGTGGATTAAGTGTAAGCACAGTGGGTTTTACTACTTTTAAATCATCTGCGCTACTGGTTTCGAATCTTGCAACAAGTTCTTCACCTGTGCTTAGTTTAACGGTAACAATGTCACCTTTTTTAAAGTTTGAAATCACCAACATCTAAATCGATATCTCCAATTAGTTCACGAACGTATTGTGGCTGTAGTCTGTTAAGCGCCATTCCGCCGCCTTCAATTAATAACTTACCGTTGTGGTAAATTTGTGGCATTGTTCTATGCCCTTCTGCTAATAGAAATTCACGGGCTTCAGTGTTTTCTGTAATATCTACAGTTTCAAATTCAAACTCGTTTTTTTCTAAATACTGTTTTGCAATTGTACAATAAGGACAATTGGGTTTAGTATATACCGTTATCATAGTTTAATACCTTGGAAAGTATTACCGTTGACATCTTGTTTTGTACCGCCAATAACATAGCTTGAAATCTCTGTTTCTTGTGGAGCAACTTGTACTTCTGCACCAGCAATCCACTTTTGTGTCCAAGGTAGAGGATTGCTTCCTCCTTTGTATGGGCTAGGCAGTCCAATAGCAGTCATACGCTTGTTAGCAGTCCACTCTACATATTCGTTTAGCAGTTGTGTGTTTAGACCAATCATGCTACCATCTTTGAACAAATACTCTGCCCAAGCCTTTTCTTGATCCACAGCATCAATAAACAATTGTACCATTTCGTCTTTGGTTTCTTCAGCAATTTTTGCAAAGTCTGGATCGTCTTTTGGCATAAGTTTTAACAAAGTTTGCGTACTACCCAAGTGTACATTTTCGTCACGACAGATAAGTTTGATGATTTTGGCGTTGCCTTCCATTTTTTTAAGTTCAGCAAATGCCCAACTACATGCGAATGAAACATAAAAACGTACTCCTTCTAAAATGTTCACACTTACCATAGCTTTCCAAATTAATTTTTTAAGTTCGTATAAGTCAACTGTGATCTTTTTACCATTAACAGTATGAGTTCCTTCACCTAATAGGTTGTACCACTGACCCATTTCAATAAGATCGTCATAGTGTTTTGAAATATCGCTTGCACAATCAACAATTTCTTGAATGTCCATCATTTCATCAAAAACAACACTAGGGTTACTATATACGTTGCGAATAATATGTGTGTAACTGCGACTGTGGATAGTTTCATTAAATGTCCAGGTTGTTACCCAATTTTCCAATTCAGGTAAACTTATTAGTGGATTGAAACTGTCTGCTGGCGCACGACCTTGTACGCTGTCTAGCAAGATTTGTCTTTTGAGATTGCTTGTAAAAATATGCTTTTCGTGTTCAGTTAGCTTCTTAAAGTCGGCTGCATCTTTTAATACATCTACTTCTTCTGGACGCCAAAAGAAACCCAACTGTTTATCAGTTAGTTTGTCAAATTGTTTATACTTCAGTGTATCATAACGTTGAATGTCAACACCGCCGTTTGGATCTAAAAACATCAAACTTTCGAGGTGCTTGTTTCGTTGTTTGGAATTTAATACGCTCATCTCATCTCTTTCTAAATTGTGCAGCTATCGCAGGCTTCTTCTTCTTCAAATTGGTATTCGTCGTTGACTTCTATATTAGCAGGTTCATTTAATTTGTCAACATCAATCTCACCTTGTCCGTCATATGTGTTAAAGTAATACAATTGCTTACCACCATACTTGTAAAAGATCATCAAGTGTTTTAGCATTTCGCTCATGCTGATTTTTTCGTCTTCGTAAAACACAGGATTATAACTGGTGTTTACACTGATGCCTTGATCTACATATTTTTGTAGTATAGCCATAATTGTCATATAGCCTTCTGGACTACGCTGATCCCATAATAGTTCATATTTGTTTTTAAGATGGTGGATACCAGGAACAACCTGCTTTAGTACACCATGCTTTGATTGTTTAACACTTACTAAGCTACGAGGAGGTTCAATACCATTTGTAGCATTTGAAATCTGTGCGCTTGTTTCTGCCGGCATTAGTGCCATTAGTGTACTGTTTCGAATGCCAGTTTCACGCAATTGCTGACGCAGTTCTTTCCATGGCATACGTTCTTGATGTGGTACTAACTCGTCAACATCTTGTTTGTAAGTTTGATTAGGTGTTACTCCGTCGCTGTATTTTGTTTGATCATTCCACAAGCAAGCGCCTTGTTCTGCTGCTAGGTCTGCACTGGCTTTGATCAAATAATAACTCCAAGCCTCAGCAAACTCGTCGATTTTTGCCAAGTCTGGGTTACTGTATGTCATGTCATTTTTAGCCATCCAATATGCCAGGTTAATAATACCAACACCCAAAGGACGTCTGCCCATTGTAGCATTATAAGCTGCTTTGACTGGATAGTCTTGATAACTTAAAAGTGCATCAAGACCACGCACAGCAAGTTCGCATGGTTTTGCGAAATCTTGAGTTGTCTTAATATTTCCCCAATTGATAGCACTCAGTGTACACAGTGCAATTTCACCTGCTTCGTCATTGAAGTCATTCAATGGTTTTGTAGGCAAATCAATCTCTGCACACAAGTTACTTTGACGCACTGGCGCAATGTCTTGTTTAAATGAACTGTGTGTATTAGCATTGTCTACATTTTGTAAGTAAATGCGTCCTGTGTTTTTGCGTTCTTCCATAAACATACTGAACAGTTCTGTTGCGCCAATTACTTTTTTACGTAGTTTAGTATTACGTTCTGCACGTTCATATAATTCTCTAAACTTGTCTTGGTCTGCAAAGAACGCTTCGTATAGTCCTGGTACATCACTTGGTGAGAACAGTGTAATTTGTCCATTGCCAATTAGTCTTTCATAAAACAGTTTGTTAAATTGAACACCATAATCCATATGACGCACACGGTTATCGTCTGTACCTTTGTTGTTTTTTAGTACCAGTAAGTCTTCGACTTCTAAGTGCCAAATTGGATAATAAAGTGTTGCAGCACCATTGCGTACACCGCCTTGGCTGCAACTGCGTGTAGCACTTTGAAACATTTTATAAAACGGAATAACTCCAGTATGATAAGCATCTCCTTTGCGGATTGGAGAACCAAGCGCACGAATACTTCCTGCACCAATTCCAATACCTGCTTTTTGGCTTACATATTTTACAATACTGCTAGTAGTAGCATTAATGCTATCAAGACTATCATCGGACTCAATAAGAACACAACTACTAAACTGGCGCTGAGGAGTACGAACCCCAGCCATAACAGGAGTAGGTAAGCTAATATAAAAGTTACTAACTGCATCATAATAATCCTTTACCCAGCGCAAACGTGTTTCTACAGGATAATTTGCAAATAGTGTAGCTGCAATCAACATATATGCAACTTGAGGAGTTTCTTTGATATCTCCTGTAACACGATTTTGTACTAGATACTTACCACGAAATTGTTCCATGGCAGCATATGTAAAGTTTTCATCACGTTCATGTTTAATGTAATTGTTTAGTTCATTCCATTCTTCAGCAGAATAATTCTCTAGTAGAGAGATATCATACCAGCCTTCTTCAACATTCTTTTTTACTGTTTCCAACAAGTGTGCTGGCTGAAAATTTCCATAAACCTGTTTACGCAAATGATAGTTAATAAGACGACCTGCTACCCACTGATAATTAGGAGTTTCTTCACTAATAAGATCTGCTGCACTTTTGATAAGAGTTTCTTGAATTTCACTACTAGTAATTCCATTGTAAAACTGAATACTGCTTTTGATTTCAACTTCACTAGCACTAACGCCATTGATACCTTCTGTTGCATAAAAAACCACTTTGTGTAGTTTGTCTAAATCAATTGGTTCCTTTGTACCATTGCGTTTTGTTACGTGAATTTCAGTCATGCTAGTATCCTCTCCATACATCTATTTTATTAATTTTTTTTAACTACTGTGTTTATATCTATACTATAAACAATTGTTTCTGACTCAGGTCTACTACTTATAACGCCGTGACGGTAATTAAGCAAGTATTTTTCATCTATTAGAGCACATAATCTTTGTATGCTATCTTTTGGGTTTTGTACAAACACTAGTCTATTAGGAATTCTAGGATTTGCATAATAAATTGTGTAGCTCATACCAAGTGCCAAGCTGTTTTCACAAAAGTCTCCTTTGTGTAACATTTCCCAAGGTGTGGGCCAAAAATTAGAATCTACTGGATCTATGCTAATACTAGAGATAGGTGAGCTTTTCCACCAATCTACAACTGTTTGGCATACTTCCAATGTGTTTTCGATATCTAAACTTAGCCTGAACTCTCTCCACATTTTTAAACGAGTGTGAGGAGATTCAAACCAAGCTCTATGGTTTAATTGCTGTTCCAAGTTTGATACGTATATTTGAATTGACTGATAAGATTATCGTTATCAGTATATTGTAATTTCATTGTATTTGTTACTGAAATATCAACATTGAAGACAACATCAACAGTATTAGGAATAGTTCCTGTTTCTGTGTATATGTCATCTATTGTTGATGTGCTATTTGCAGTATCTGTGGCAAATCTTAATTGACCTACTCTAACACCGTTTGTACTTGAAAGTGTATAATCCATAACTACTACATTACTTTGTGTTGTATCGATTTGAAATCCAGTGTCGCTATTAGATCCATTTGCTGCTAATTGTATCGAATAAGGAGTTGTTTGGTGAAGATGAATTTCACTGTTAAATCCAACAGTTATAACACCAGTAGGAGCAGTACTAAATGTCAGTGTAGTTCCTGTTACTGTGTAATCGCTAGCATTTACTGCGGCACCATCCACAAACACTCTAAGTATCGTAGGCTCAGTTAATCCAATAGGAACGGTAAACTGTGTTAACACACCGTTGCCTGTTCCAACATTAACAGTATCGTTGCCAATAAACAAACGTCTTTCGTCTTTGGCGTATCCATATTCGCCAGCATCTAAAATAGGCAAGTCAGTGAAATCACCTTGCCTTACTCTAATTTTACTAATTCTTGTATCTGCCATATCGTGCTCCTGATACAGTATTTATGACAAGTTATAGAACTCTGCGACTCTCTGAGCCCATTTTTCTGTCCACATTTCAAATTCTTCTGGTCCAACTTCAAACAGTTGCCATTGTAAATCTCTACTGCACATAAAAATAGCGGCACGTTCAATTTTTGTATCAAACACTTCATTGTGTGCCATGCCGTAAGCTGCGGCTTGCATAAAGTAATCATCAATCCATTCACGCTTTTTGGGCTTGTTAGTTTGTTTGAAGTCCATGATGTGCGGTTCGCCCTTGTACACACCAACTAAATCAGTTGTACCTGCATACAATTGCGGATAGCAAAGATTAACTTCGCTACCCCACACTTCGTCTAGATCTTCTTCGATGTTTTGCTTTACTGTGTCTGCCATCATCTTGGCTTGCAGTACAGTTTCACCTGTGTACTCTTCGTTCTTTACCCAATGCTCCAGTATGTTGTGCATGATAGTGCCAACATTTGCCGCTTCGGTGACTATTTTTTGTGCTTGTTCTTCCCCTACACGTTTCTTCCAGTTAGCAAGTGCTTGTCGTTTCTCTTGGGGTTTAGTTTTGTCCAAGATAGTGGTGACGCTGGGTACAGGATCACCATAGGGATTTTCGTACAAACGTTTGCCGTTTACACTTTTGCGTTTGAATTCTTTATACGGGTAGGGGGAAGTGATGTTTAACATTTTGTTACTATAACATACCCGTGTATTACTTGTCAAGCACATAAGGTGCAAATTGTGCTGGATTGTTTTGCACATGGTCACGTAATGTATGTGCAGGAAGTGGAAACTCCGGTGTGTTGTTGTAGTAAACTACATCTGAATCTTCTTCCCATGGATCTTCACTGTAACACTGCCAAATCTCTCCCCACATGAACCAAAATCCGGTACACACAAGTTCAATTTTATTGATAGGAACATCGATTCCGTAATCCTGTTTCCAATGTTTCCGGCAATCACGTAGTACATTTATTTGGCGAGCTGGATGAGCACTGGACGAAAATCCCCAAGGAACATTGTACTCTTTTGGTGCATGGCAACCGTAGAACAATTCCGGATCCTCATCCGGATAGCGAGCAATAAGGTCAAATTGCTCCTGAGGTGTGAGTGAAATTTCCTGTGAAATTGGCATTAGTACAGGCATGAACGTACTCCTTTTATTTGTCTGCTAAGATAGCATACACTAAGAAGTCTTACTTGTCAATAACTAATTACCCATTTAAAAGTTTTATTGGTGTTTGTATTAATCAATCTATCAATTGTATATCCCAAATTTTGGAAATACAATATTACTTGATTCATTTGATCTGTTTTAGGTCTATCACTGGTAACACCTTGCCATACACTGT